GATAGAGCCATATAGATGTGAAATTATTAACTTTTGTGTAAATGTTAAGAGAATAATTAACCTTGAGCGGGGATATAAGAGCTGAAATCGAAAGCGCTGGAGTCACTGCGAGCCTGGCTGCCAGCGGGGACGACGTTGGGTGAGTGCGATGGAGTGCTTCGCTCTGGGAGAATACGCTACCTATGAGGACTTTCTGGGCTTTCGGGATCCAGCATACACCTATATCATACGTCTGCCTTTTAGAGACTGGCGGGGACTAGAGAATGTGCTTCAGCACGCCTGCACTCCAGCTCAGTATAGAGAGCTGCTGGACGTGGATGATTCTGGGCATACTGTGTTTGATGATGCTCCAGACAATACAGACACTGCTGCTCTTCTGCATTTTCTGGCCAGGAACGGGCCTCAATGGCATTATGGAAGATTTCTCATACACTGTGCGCGTCAGGCGGTCGAGTGGGAGTTCAGAAACAAGCAGGGCAGACAGGATCCGGAGTTCAGCTGCTTCTGTCAGCTCGAGCTCAGCGACACGATGCACATCCATCTCGTCCTCGGGGGGCCGGGGCTCAACAAATACAACGCGAAAGCTTGGAGGAATGTGATAGCCCACCGGTTCTTTAACTACATGCTAGATGGAATCAAACAGAACCTGGGGCATCTGGATGCTGTGGAGTATCAGAACATCATCCATCCTCTAGTCAGGGCGAGGAACAGCTGCGTGCTGGACTACACCGAGTGCTGCAGCATCCTGCAGTATAAGAGCAGGCGGGGGGATATGTACGCGCGCCGGGTGGACGGGAAAGAGTTCATCGTCAACTACCTGCTCTGTAAGAACCTGAAGTACAACCAGCACGTAGATCCTCAGACCATCACTCCGATCGGGGCTCACTTCATCGAGGCGACCAAGTCCTACGCCATCAGCAGCATCGACGGGAAGCTAGTTCCTGAGCACATGCGCAGACAGATCTTTGAGAGGCTGAGGAGGGTCACGGACAGGTCTCTGGAGCCGGTCTTCGGGGGAGATCCCTACGGAGACCTGCCTCAGGTAGAGAGATCGGAGTGGGTGCAGACCGCGAGCGGAGGGGGGAGGATGACCAAGAGAGGGGGTCTGATGCTCGATTGCATGAGACGCTGTTTCACTGAAAACATCACCTCGTACGAGGAGATGGTGAGAGAGTGTCCAGATCTGACAATCATGATCGAGAGCCAGGCGGGGGGCAGCAGGCTGATAGAGCAGGTGATGGGCATGACACACATCAAGATCGTGCAGAGCTACACCGCGCTGGGATACGTCCAGAAACTGTTCGGGGAAAAGGCGACATTGGAGAACGACAACCGGGTGTTCAGACTCCTGAACTTCCAGGGATACAATCCCTGGCAGGCGGGACATTGGGTGTGCTGCGTGCTGGACAAGAAGAGCGGAAAACAGAACACGCTCTGCTTCTACGGACCGGCCAGCACGGGGAAGACCAATCTGGCCAAGAGCATCGTGCAGGCCTGCAAGCTATACGGCTGCGTGAACCATCAAAACAAGAACTTCGTCTTCAACGACTGCGCGGCCAAGCTGATCGTGTGGTGGGAAGAAGCGCTGATGCACAATGACTGGGTGGAACAGGCCAAGTGCATCCTGGGAGGAACCGAGTTCAGGATCGACCGAAAGAACCGGGACTCTATGCTGTTGCCGAAGACGCCGGTGGTCATCTCGAGCAACAACGACCTGTACACCGTAGTGGGAGGCAACACGGTGTCTCAGGTCCACAGCAGGCCTCTGCGAGAGAGGATCGTACAGTGGAACTTCATGAAGATGCTGGAACCGACGTTCGGGGAGATCACTCCGGAAGAGACTGCTGCGTGGCTCTTGGCCTGCAGAGAGCGCTTCGACTGCACGCTGGAGGGATTCTACAGAGAGTGGGACCTGCAGGTAACGCCAAACGTGTTTCCCATCGGTAACCTGTGTCCCTCTCATTCGCAGGACTGGACGCTGCATGAGCGTGGCTTTTGTTCTGCGTGTGGCGGCTATTATCCTCTGGAGACTCGCGAAGACGATCTCTTTAGCCTGCGAGGGGAGCACGACGGTGAGTGGACGAGGGAGGACGGCCTGTTCTGGGAGGGCGTGGTGGAACGTCTCTCTGACAGTATCTCTCGCCTGCAGAAACTGGTGAGGGGAGCGAACAGCCTGAGGAGAGCCGCGGACGAAAGAGACGGGCATCGACCGAAGAGGGAAAAGAACCTCAGCCAGCCAAAAGACGAAGCGAGCGTCTAGGTAAGAAGCCGAGAGTCACCTTCTACGAGCCCGTGAGCAGCGACGAGGACGAGTTCGACAGTCAGCCTCAGGATGAGCTCAGCGAGATCCGACACAGACACAGGCAGGAGAGGGAAGCGGTCGAGGAGCCGGTCGAGGAGCCGCGACCGGGACCAAGCACCGGGGCTGCCTCCGAAAAAAAGGGACTATCGCCGTCGGAGTGGGGAGAGAGGCTCGGAGTCCTCACCAGATCGCTCGACGAGGGGGAGCCCATCGTGCTCCACTGCTTCGAGAACATCCCGAGTGACTTCAGCGACATGGAGGAGACCGAATGACTCTCGGGACGGGGGGAAAATATGGGGAAATAAAAATAAAAAGAATAAAACAAACCCTTACGAGGTATTCAGCCAGCACATGGCCAGGTTCAAGCCAGATAAAAGCTATTGTGGCTTCTACTGGCACAGCTGCCGGATGGCTCGTAAGGGCACAGATTATATCTTTACCGAGGGAATGAGGGATTTCCAAAAACGCTGTAAAGACAATAAATGTGAGTGGAAAGATGTCAGGGAGATCATGTTCGGCCTCAAAAAGGTCTTAGATCAGGGATATAGAAATATGATGTATCACTTTAGACATACCCAGTGTGAGAAATGTAACTACTGGGATGAAGTGTATAAAATGCACCTGGCTAACGTGTCTCCTTCTGAAACAGAACCGCAGGAACTGACAGACGAGGAGATATTAGCCGCGGCCATGGAGGTCGATGGCACCCACGAATAGAAAACCGGGAGGGTGGGTGCTGCCGGGACATAGATACTTGGGTCCGTTCAACCCAATAGAGAACGGAGAGCCTGTGAACGCGGCAGACGCGGCAGCCAGGAGACACGATCTGAAATACGATCAGTACCTGAAAGAGGGAAAGAATCCCTATCTGTATTTCAATAAAGCCGATTCTGATTTTCTCGAAGATCTCGTGTTCGATCGTTCTTTCGGCGGGTGGATCGGAAAGGGCGTGTTTGGACTCAAACGAGCGATCGCACCGACGCTCGACGAGTCCTCGGGAAAACAGAACACGGGGGGACCTTCGGCGGCCAAGAAGCCGAGGGTCGATCCTCAGAGAGCGCAGAAGCGCAAGCTCTACTTTGCCAGACAGGCAAAGGAGGCCAAGAAACAAAAGATGAGCTCGGGAGGTGATCCCAGCGAAGACACGGGGGCGGGAGACGGAGAGCAGGGGGGAGAATCTTCGGCCATGGCGGGACGCTCCGGAGGAGGAATGGGAGGCGGTGGAGGAGGAGGCGGCAGCGTGGGATTCAGCACCGGAGGGTGGGAAGGGGGCACCTACTTCAGCGATCACACCGTGACCACGACCAACACCAGGCAGTGGTACACGGGGATCCTGAACGGGCATCGCTACTCGAAGCTCGCCCAGACTACAGGGAGCAATCTACAGGCAGCAAAGCCATGGGTGGGGATCCAGACGCCGTGGGCCTACCTGAACCTCAACTGCTATCACTGCCACTTCAGTCCTCAGGACTGGCAGAGGCTCCTGAACGAATACAAGGCCTGGCGGCCAAAGAGGATGCACGTGCGCATCTACAACCTGCAGATCAAACAGATCACCACTGTGGGAGCGGACACGCTCTACCAGAACGATCTGACCGCGGGGGTGCACATCTTCTGCGACGGGAGCCATCAGTACCCGTACGCGCAGCATCCTTGGGACGAGGGGGCGTCACCTGAGCTTCCGAACGAGATCTGGAAGCTGCCGCAGTACGCCTACTTCCAGTATCAGGGAGATCTGACCGATCACGCAACAGCAAATACGCCACAGAACGTGGAAAGCATGCTGCGATCCAACATACCGCTGTTCCTGCTGGAGAACAGCAACCACGAGGTGCTGAGAACCGGAGAGATGACCGAGTTCAGCTTCACCTTCCAGTCCGGGTGGGTCACCAACGACAGAGCATACTGCTGTCCGCAATCCGACTTCAATCCGCTCGTGCAAACGAGGAGATACTACCCGACGTGGAACGGCTCATCGAACTCATACTCGTATAATAGATACGGACCCTACAAAAAACCGAGCAACTGGATGCCGGGACCGGGACTGGCCTACAAGGGCGCTACACACACAAATCAGAATCCAGATGATGCGAGAGGGCCGATCGTGACCACGATCGCTCCGAGAGGAACGATCTCTGTCGGGTCTACACCATCAAACGACGCTCCGAACGATGGTGATAACACCATATCTTCGGACGGCGTCAAACAGGGCGGTTGGCAGACGGCACCGGTGAACGGAGCCTGCAGCAGAACAGACTATCCCACGCTCGCCTTCGATCCGAGCGATAGGTCCACTAACCAAAACATACCGACCAGAAACCTAGACATAGACATGACACGGTGGTATCGTGTACACGAACCGGTCAGAAGCGGAAACGGAAGCACCTACTACAACGTGGATGATGTCTGGATGTATCCAAACCAAGTATGGAACTCCACGCCGATCTGCAGAGACAACCCTATCTGGGACAAGGTGCCGAGGACGGACCATCACACGCTGCTGGATTCCTCTGACGGAACACTGCCGATGAAACATCCACCGGGAAACATCTTCATTAAGTGTGCAAAGATTCCGATTCCGACGAGCAACAATACCGACAGCTATCTGAACATCTACGTGACGGGACAAGTCACCTACACAGTCGAATGGGAAGTGCAACGGTACCAGACCAAGAACTGGAGACCAGAACTCAGAACATCCGCCGGGACCTACAATCAACACGAGATCTACAACATCGGGGAGAACGGAACGTACAACAGGGCCAACACCTTCAACGAATGCATGCCAACTAAGTGCGGAATTAATCGTGTATTGTAAAATTCAATGTACAACAAAATCAAGAAAAACCCA